GTGGTTATGGGGTGACAGGAAGTATGGCAAAAAATAAAGTGGACATTAGGTAGAGGTAAATGAATAAAATATTAGTAGATTATAAAAACAAATTGGAGTTGACAGTAGCGTGTCAAAAAAAGGTAAAAATAAGGTAAAGTTGCCAAAACCGTGGCAAAAAATAGGTGGAAAAAGTTGCCAAAACCGTGTCAAAAAAAAGTAAAATTACGGTAGAGTTGCCAAAACCGTGGCAAAAAACATAAGAATGTGTGGGCTGGAAGAGAACTGATGTAACCGATGAATTATATTTAGGTTATTCTGGGGTTTGAGGTATTTGTGATATTTGGATTTTTGGGCTTTTGGGATTATTCAAACGGTACATTTGATATCCATAGTAAGTGGCAGAAACGATAACAAAAGCCCATAGTGGATAAGCTATAACCTTATATTGGTTTAAGAGAGTTCTATTATCCGGTAAATTAGAATCTGGGTTAGGTAAAGAACTATCAATAGAGGATGGTCTGGAGAGGATTTGTTCGGTGACATCAAATCCAGCATCAGAGATCGCCTTAGTAATTTCTTGACGAAAAACAACATAGGTTCCTGAAGCTGTTTTAATATAAAATTGATCACCAATTACTTTCGTAATATCCCCTTTGAACTTGATTCCTGTAGCTGTTTCAATAGTAACAGCGGAAATAAAGGCAAAGAGTGCGATAAGAATGAGAGTGGTTAGTAGTTTTTTCATTTTTAACTCCTTTAGATATATTAAAATTTTCGTATTAAAGTAATCATAACTCCGAAAAGAACGAGATCATCAGTATCACTGGTGTAAGGGACAGGATCATATTTAAGATGATTGAGGGGAATCAACCAGGTTATTTGCCCCTGGGGCTGAAATTTAACTTTTTTCAAGGTGATTCCATCGGGAGTGCGGAAACCACAAATTCTACCATCTAATTTTATTCCCCGCCAGTCCTGAGAGAGAATAACATAATCTCCCGGCTGGATTTCGGGAGACATTGAATCCCCTTCCACCTGGAAAACAAAATAGGGTGGCGGAAGAGTAAGCATAGAAACCGGAACATCAATGTATTCTAATGGCTCGTAATCTTCATAAACCTCAAGCGGGCTCCCTGCAGCAATATTGGCAATCACAGGGAGACGAATAAAATCAGTATCTTTTAATTCCACTAACTCCGTCTTCTGAAACATAGAACCCTCGCCAGTGAGAAGCCATTTATATTCACATCCCGTCAACTTTACTATCTTAACAAGTATGTCTTGAGGAATATCACGGATGCCGGAGAGATAATTATGGAGCCGCGATGGTGATATTCTAAGAGATTGTGCAAATTTTTTTTGTGACAGATTTGTCTTAGTTATCAATAACTTAACACGCTCATTTGTTGTCATTCATCCTCACAGTTCACAATTTGTGAAAATTTCTCTTGACATAATTCACATACTGTTTATCTTGTCATTATACACAGACATTAAAAATAAAGGAGAGGATGATGTCAAGTCAAAAAATTATGTCAAGTGAAGAAATCAGGATGGAGCTTGCAAGGCAGAAGAGAACGAGGGTAGAAATAGCAAAGCAATTTGGTTTATCTTACGATTATATTTGCAGGATTGTAAAAGGGACAAGAGATGCAAAAGAAAGGAGAAAGCAAATCACGGAATATTTGAGAGGGATGAAATGAGAATATATGAGAATGCGGTGACGAGTTTAATTATTACGGGATGTAAAGAGTGCCCGAACCGAGCCAAGATAAACCGCAGTTCATATTCTTTCAACATCTGTAAAGTTCTTACCAGATATGAAAAAGATCCGAACTTCGGAGAGATGGAAATTCCTATATATTCAAATATAAATGAATATATAAGGGATGGTGGATTTCATCCGAATTGTCCACTACTGGATAAATAAAATAGAGTTTATTATGATCCCCCGCAAAGCCAAAGCATTACTCTCGTTTCATAATAATAAGAGCGGGGGATTTTATGTATTAACAACACAACAAACCTGCCTCGGGGGAAAGCGGAACCGGACATCCGCTTTCCCTTTTAAAGAAGCGGGATGGAGGCAAGGATGAAAGAAGAGTTAAAACACATGCTCATCAATGAGCTTATGGATATGTGGTGTGTTAGTAGAACCGCGGCGATTAAAAAAGCAGTTAAGCTTGGATATTCCGTGATTCGAGAAGAAAAACCAGGTGGAGGATACCGAAATGTTTACCTCGTTCCTTCCACTGACACCACTGACACCACTGACACCACTGACACCACTGACACCACTGACACCACTGACACCACTGACACCACTGACACCACTGACACCACTGACACCACTGACACCACTGACACCACTGACACCACTTACACTATTGATGCCGATAAGGTTAATAGCAAGGGCTGTGAAAAGTGTTACGCCAAGAGGAATTGTGGTGAGGTCTGCTGTTACGAATGTGACAGATATGATGGATGTAAATATATCCAGTGTGTTCTGGCGTGGAGTGAAGCGAAGAGGACTGGTAATGATTACCAGGAAGTGATGAAAAGTTATAGAGAGTTCCGAAAGTCGTCAGCCGGAGCAGTGATGGCTGAGGTGATGAGTGAAGGAGAAGAAAATTTACCAATACCGGAAGTGATATTAAATGATAAGATGGAGTTTGAGAGTTATCCGCGGGAGAGCAGAGAAATAGCTTATGCAAGGATGGAAGTGGTAAAGAAATGGCAGGAAGAAAAGAGAACAGCAAGGGCAGTAGGGATAAAGATTGAGGCAATAGAAAAAAGTTTTATCTATCAATTGGTTGCTGGTGAAATCTGTACTGGTGTAATGAGCAAATTAAAGAAAGAAAGAATATCAATTCGGACAATATATAGATGGGAAAAGGCATTAAAAGACAATGAGAGTTCATATCCAATTGGTTTGATAGATAAAATACAGGTAACGAAAAGAGATAAAGAGACAATGTATATCACATCATGGATAAAAATGCAGGCAGCAGATCCAAGAGGTCGGACAATAGCGGATATAAAAAGAGAAGCAGAGGAAAAAATACCGGGTTTTGATATGAGTTATAGATCTGTGGCAAGAATTGTAGAAAAAACGAGAAAAGATAAATTACTCATAGCAGCAATGAAGGGCAAAACAGCATTTAAGAATGAAGCAAGGCCTCATATTAGAAGAATAAATGATTGTGAGCCCGGAGAAAAATGGGAAGGTGATGGGAAGGTAGTAAATGTGTTGGTAATGAGTCCCTTTTGGTTTCATAATGATAAGAGTATGAGGTATTTGATAAGGCCTGTTTTAGTATGTTGGATAGATGTAGCTACTTGGATGATTACAGGCTGGGCAACCTGGCTAAGTGAAAGCTGGCATTTAGTAAGAACCAGCTTTATTGATGGGGTAAGTAAATGTGGCATACCTCAGATAGTTACTTATGATGGTGGAGGATCATTTTTCAATATATGGACAGATCCAGAGGAATTTGCAGGAAGAAAGAGAGAAACAGCAACTGTAAAGAAAGCGAGAGAACTGATTAGAAAAGGATACAAAGGGTTCTACCAGCAATTGGGGGTAGAAAAGCAGGTAAAGACCATTGCGGGAAATAGCGAAAGCAAGCAAATAGAACCAGCTTGGGGAGATATATTTGGTGACTGGGAAAAGAGGCAATATGCGTATGTAGGCAAAGATTTTCAAGCGCGTCCGGAATGGATGCGGATGACTAATATAAAATTGATGAAGACCTATAAAGACAAGATAATGACTTGGGATGAATATGTTAATGGTATAGATGCATATATAAGAGAATGGAACAATAGACCGAGAGAAAGCTTGAAAAGAATGGACGGAAGTAAGGCAAGTGCAATTGAAGTGTATAAAGAATTTGGAGACAAGATCAAAAAGCCGACACAAGAAGAAATAGAGCATATATGTTGGCATCCAAGGAAGGCAACTGTGCAGAGAGATGGGATATATTTGGATGGGTTACTATACCATCATCCGGCATTTGGAGTATATCTGGGGCAAAGCATGTTGGTAGAATATGATGAAAGAAACCGTTTTGAATGCAATATAGCGACAATTAGTGGAGAGAAATTGGCAACACCTGCAAGATTGAGTATTCCAGGGATGCATAATGATGATGAGCAAAGCCAGAAAGCGATGATAGATAGAGCAAGATATGAGAAAGAATTAAAGGCGGTATATATGGAGAGGATAAACGGAGGAGAGGGGATGACAATGAAGGAATTTAATAGCATAACGGCAAGAGTAGATATGCTTTTGGAAGATCAGAAAAGAAGACAGGAAAAAGAGAAAGATATTGGAAGCATAGAATATGAAGGCAAAAAAAGAGAAAGGAAGAAGGAATATTTGGAAATGGAAGATGGATTTGAGAGTATAGAGGATGAATTTATCAATTGTCCAATTAAACAGGAGGAAAAAGAAAGAGATGCAGATGATGATATAATTGATGAAATAAGCAAAGAATTAAATAATATAGGCATAAGGAGCACGATATGAAAGAACAAATATTTGTTCAGACCACCAATGTGAAATTAGCAATGGTGGAAATTCAAAAACTGCTAAACCGACCCAAAATGGAGATGGTTGGTTTAGGGATGATTTATGGTGATCCGGGGCTTGGCAAGAGCAGATTGGGGAAATGGATAAGCTACCGGAAAGGATTTATTTACATTCGGTTAGAAGCGAGCGAAACAGCCAAAAGTTTTGCTCAGAAGTTATGGCGAGGATTGAAGTATCAATTGAATATGACAAGCGAAACTACTGGAGAAATGATTAACGCTCCTATTGGGAGCACGAACAGTTTAATTGGAATATGTATCAGGATATTGATGGATGCCCCAGACAGTGTGATAATGATAGATGAATTTGATAATGCGATGAAAAACAGAGAATTAAGGGAAACAATAAGAGATATTGTTGATCAAACATTTACTACAGTAATTCTCATTGGAATGAGGGGAGTGAGAGAAAGATTAGAAAGGACGAATCCTCATTTTTTTGATAGGAGCAATTTCTTCTATGAGTTTCAGCCATTATCACAGGAAGATGTATGTGAAGTATGCAGGCAGATATGTGAATATGAATTGAGCCCTAAATTAATGGAGACAGCATATAAGGTAAGTAGTGGTCAATTTAGACGACTAATCAAGACGATATTGTTATATGAAAATAAGATCAGGAATAAGCAATCATTAACTCTAAATGCAACAGATATAAGGGAGATAGACAATGCGGGAATTAAAGGATCTGAGTAACCGGAAAATAATTATGAATTATGTAGAGATGGCACCTAAGTATATATATTGTGCCATTGATATAGTCCAGGCGACTGGAGTATGTAGTAAAACTGTAAGAAATGAATTATTAAGATTGGAAAAGAAAGGAATAATAAAGCGGAGCAAGAAAAAGATTGAAAAGACAGTATATTATAGAACGATAACAGATGATGAGAGGATAAAAAAGGAGAGAGAAGAAAAGAGTGTTGCGGAGATAGCAAAAGAAAGAGGATGCAGCAGAGAAACAATATATAAGAAATTTAGATCACAAAACAAAGGGATAAATTTGAGTGTTAACCAGAGAGAAGTTTTAGAGATATTAGCAGAAGGAGAAATAAAGAAAGAATGGCAGATTGGGTATCATAAGACCCTTCAAACACTTTTAAGAAAAGAATTGGTGGGGAAAAATGCAGAAGGATATTGGATTACAATAAAGGGGAAAGCAATAGTAGAGGCGCTGAGGCAAGGAGGTGAAAATGCCTAAGGCAGAATATGATAAGCAAGGTAAATATTTTTGGCATCTCGTTAAATTAGCTGGATGGAATGAAGAGAGGGTAAATAAACTATTATTAAAGAAATATAGCGCAACTCATTGGAATGCATTATCACAATTTGAAAAAAGAAGCGCGATAAACACAATGAAATATTATGCAGAAAAGGAAAGAGAAGCACATAATAAAAGAATGCGCAGTATGATAATGGCAAAAATAATAAAAAATGGTCTAAGTAAAGAATGGCTATATGATACATTAAATATAAAGCCAGAAAGAACATTAAGCAAGATGGATTATCCAGAACTTATAGAGGTTTATAAACAAGTAAAATTAATGTTCCCGGATAATGAACATAAAATCAACAAAACAAGCCAAAAGGAGAAAAAAAATGGCTAAAAAACAAGTAACAATCGCGTCCCCAATCCCGACTCTGAGTTCCTGGGAGGAGGTAAATGCTTCACTCAAGCAATTGGCATCGCTAACGGTGCAGTTGAGAGAACTGGAGAACAAAAAAACGGAGCTGATCAGCGAAATAACGACCAAGTTTGACTCTGACGCAGCTCCGCTACATTCCGAAATGGAAACGCTGAATGCGTCCATAACGGAGTTTGCTCTGGATCATAAAGACCAGTTTATGAAAGAGCGGACAAAAGAACTCTCGCACGGAACAATATCTATGCGGGTATCCACTTCTGTCAAGGTTGTTTCCAAGGCGATCTGTATTAAGGCGTTGAAGGCGATGGGAATGCAGGATTACATCATCGTTAAGGAAGAGCCGAACAAGGAAATGCTGAAGGCGTTGGATGATATAACGCTGGCAAAGGTTTCGTGTGAGAAGAAGGTGGTGGATAACATCACGATTACGCCTAAAATTGAGGAGATACTACCAGTAGAAAATGCAAAGCAAGGACAAAGCAAGAAGGCAAAGGAGGAATAATGACTTTGCTTAATGTAACATTAGCCGTTCTGCTGATTGTATTGGTGTTATGGCTGATACTAAGAAAGCAGGAACGGTGTTTTAGAAGGTATGAGAAGAGTATAGCGGAGTATTTTTTAGCGGAAAGCCAAGATTTACAAAAGTATCACAGAGATCTGATGGATAAGATGCTGGCGAATTACTGTGCGCTGAAAAATGCCCTGGTAAGTCCAGAAGTTTTGGTGGAACATTTGACTAATCACTTGTATCCTCATTTCCGAAACTTAAAAGAAGCAATAGATTTGCTGGATCAGATGGGCGAGAACCGATGTGAAGGACTTATTTTAAAAGAAGATAACATAGAAATTGAATTAGCTGATTTGAATGCGAAATTGGAAAATATCACCAAGCCGGTGCAGAAGATGGCGGAACTTCAGGAGAAACAGGTGATAAAATGCGGGGAAAGCAATCGGAATCTCTATCGGAAGATGAAGATGAGCCAAGAAAAGCTTGCCGATATGGAGAAATCCCTGACAGAGGCGAATAATCTTCTGCAAAGCAAAGAAAAGGAATTAATTGTAATCAAGGGCTCTGCGTCCGATTGCCTGGCTTTATTTGTGGACGAAATTGATTTTATAAAGAGTTGGATGGAAGAGAAAGGAATTCCTTTAGAGCTTTTGCGCAAAGAGCTATCTAAGTATTTTAAAAACAACATACCTTCAGAAGAATATCATCAGCATCAAGATGAGAAAGTATTGAAAGAATTGAGAGATAAAGAGAAAGAGAAAAAGGCATTATGTAACTGAAATCAACGAGATAAGAAGATGAATAAATGGAAAGAGAAATTGGGATGTGAAGTGAATGTTTGCCAGGCAAAACAATGTGACGAAGAAAGAATGAAGATATGTTCATTAAGAAAAGCGTATCAAGAAAGAGTTGCTTATTTAATACTGCAAGTCAAATCTACAAAGAGTGAAAAGATAAAGAACGAAATCAGAAAGATATTAGAAGGAATGGGAGCACAAGTAGATGAATAAAAGAGAAGAGAATAATAAAAACAGGAACAATAAGATTAGAGAAGAAGTGGAAGAATTAATTGGAGAAGGGATTATGCGGGAAATAGCAATAGAGATAGTAGCAGAGAGGTATTATTTAAGTGCTTTGACGGTTAGAGATATAATTTATGATAAGAGAAGAAAATAGGACAGAAAATGAAGAAGAGAAAAAGGTGGAGAAAAAAAAAGATTATAATATTAATGTGCAGCATCTGGAGCGCCTGCCCGCGGAGAAAGATGTGAACTGGTCAAATAGCAGGCAATATTGATGATCAGCCCAATAATAAGAGCTACGCAAGTAGCTCTTATTTATTATAGAGCAAGATGCCTTGCCTAAGATCATTAATATCCTTGAGGCGTTGGATTAAGACATTAAAGTATCTTAAGATATTATCAGCTTCTATTTCCGCAATGATCACAATATTTTTAGCATATTGTTTTAAATAATAAATTCGCTTATTGTTATCTGGCTGAAACCAAACCTCATGGGGAGAACGGATTGTATCATCAATACAAGGCAAATATTTAAATCTTCCTTTAAGGTCTTGAATATTATATTCTTTCAGGTCTTGAATAGTATATTCTTGCAGGTTAATATCCAAAAACTTATGGACTTTGGAAGAGGCAAGTGAGACAGGGACATTATTAACATCAAAAACAATTCTATTGCCAAGATAATTAGCATATAAATCCAGAAGTTGAGAACGAGTTAAATTATCGGTGTTAAATAGCTGAGGTAATTTAGCAGAATCATATTTAGTCCAGGAAGGAAGTTCTGCATCCTTCCAATTAGTAGGAGGAGCAGAAAGTTGAGCAGTATAAAGAGAAAGAGCATTAGTTTTACCTGGATTATTCTGGAATTGAGGATTAATATTAACAGGATAAGGAGTGAGATTGGGCTGAGGAATATCAGGTAATTCGGATTCCATTAGTTGTTCTACAGAACAGCGACAATTCCAATCATTTGGAGGCATATAAGTATTCCAGAAGGGATCATCCACGGGGAAAATAAGTCCATCTAAAGCAGCGTGTTCAGGGCGAACTAAATTATCCTGCATTGTTACATAACGAAGATAAGGAAAGATATTTTTCATTTCTTCTATATTTTGCCAAGAACCGGCAGCATAAGCAGCATTTGCGGCGGTATCATAATTAGTTCGTAAATGATAAGGATTGGATGGCTCAAAGCCATGCAAAGAGAAGGAATCTGCCCAATCACGAAAAGAACCACCTGAAGCAAAAACATTTTTGGCATCTTCAAAGAGCTGATTTCGTAATTCATCAGTTTGGACATAAGCCATAGTAAATACCTGACGATAAAAAGAAGCCATAGCAGGGATATTTTGGAGATTCCAATCGAACTTGATTAAATCATCTAAGGTGAGAGAGTTTTTGCGCAATTTGCGCTTACGGGAATTATTATATCCTTTAATGAAAGAGGCGAGAACAGAATTTATCAAGGCACTACCATAATGAACTGCAAGAGGAGTGAAAGGAGGCAAAGTATCAATAGAAGAAAGGGAAGTAATTTGTTTTTTCAAATGGTCCATAGCAGAAAATAGAGGAACGGTATCAGATTTGAAATTACGAGCTGATAATTTGGCGAATATATAATGCCGAGATTTAATATATGTAGCTGGCAGGGGATGGAGAGTATTGAGTGGAGAAGAATTCATTAGCGTTCATTATCCTTATGGGCGAGGGACACCATACATATTATACCAATAATCCTCGGGGAAATCAATGCCGATATAATTATATAATTTTTCATCAATTTGAATGCGTTCCATCAGATTATTATCCGAAGGTGGATGCACTATAACATCAATAGCTTGAGAATCAAAATTAATATGATTTAAGCGAGTAAAAAAAGCGGAAAGGAAAGCATCAAGATCACGACAATCACCAGCCAGAATATCTTTGCGAACTAAATTGTGCACTTTTGCCTGGGCATAAGAGCCACCATCTCCAACAGAGGTAGTAGAAAGATTATTGCCTAAAATACGGCGGGTTATATGTTCATCACAGAATTTAGAGAGGGTATAATAAAGATCTGAAGAGGCAGATTTGGACATAAAATCAGCAAATTCTATATGAACATTATCAGAGACCATAGCAGCAAGATCTGTGCCGAAGTTTTGGAGCATTTGCCATAGTTGTATTTTTTCGGCTTCAGTGGTGCCAGGAGCATATCGGGCTATGCGAGGGGGTTTTCCATAAGTTTCTGTAAATTGAGCCCAATTATTAATGGCGAACGAAAAGAATACATCATATTTCAAAGCAGAATATAAGATAGCTTCTTCACGAAAATAAGCCAATGTTTGGATGGGATTAATAATAATCGGGGTATTATTATTGAACGGAACGGGGATATTATTTAGAAGTCGTAAATCAGCTCGGGGATAGGAAATGAATTTAACTGGATAATAAAGACCGGAATCAAAATCATAGATTATTTGGCGAAAAAGGACACCGGTTAGTTTTAATTCCAGAAGCAGATCTATAAAAAGGGGAGTAAATTGTTTAAGCAGAGAAGTAAAGAAATCAATTTGGGCTGAAGATAGTTTCTCTGTTGAAAAGGAAACAGAAGAGGCCTTAAGAGCTTCTGAACGGACATCAATTGCAGATGCGGCAGAATCATCTTCTTTCCGAAAGATACGATAAGCTTTGAGCATTGGAGAGAGATATCCAAGTTCAAGTTGAGAACGAGCTGAAAGGATATAGTCAGGAGTAAGTTGAATACGGTAATTTAAAGAGCTCTGAGGGACTTCTACAGCTGTTAAGGAAGGCAGAGTAGTTTGTTTTTTGGCGAATTTAAATAAAGACATTATAACTCCTTATAAAAAGATATAATTATTAGCGGATTTTGATTTCAAGGAACGATATTCAAAGGGTCTGGCAAAAGTTTTGAGACATTCCAGTGCTCCGGCAAGAGCATCTGGACCATCATCATAGGGGAAAGATGGAAAACCAAGCAATTGCTCTTCCAGAAGTTGCAGGTCTTGAGAACGAATTTTGGGGAAGAAAAGCCAGCCCCATTCAAAATAGGGAGATATAGCTTCAATGCGTTGATCTTTGGGCAATTTTGATTCAATACCTGTAACTGGAAGGAGATAGCCCTGAGATTCGGAAAGAGGCGGAATGAACTCCCAAAGGACTTTTTGCCAGAGGACTGATTCCATAAAAATACGGGTTGGAAAGCGTTTATCCAGGGAATAAAGATAGAGCAACATAGAATTAATACTGGTTCTCCGAATCCAGATATCTAATACATAATAACGCCGATTACTAAGTCCAAGGGTAATGATGGCTTTATAATCAGCCGTAGCTTTACTGGATAAAGAAGGATCACAATAGGTTATAATACTATCAAAAGTATTAGGCAAAGAATCGTAATAATGAAACCATTGAGAGAGAAACTTAATACCTTCCGTAATGGGATTCATCATAAAATGACGCTGGAAGCCAATAGAGCCCATTGCTTGTTCTATATTAGCCAATTCAGGCAAAGAGAAACCCTCAGGCCAGAGAGGAGAGCCATCAGGAAGGATAGCTTTGCGCAGAATAAAGCGAATATAAGGGTTATCAGGTTCATCTTCACAATCTTTTTTGAAAAGATTCAAAGCAGAATCCGCATGCGTCAAATTCCCGAGCCAAATAATGACCCCTTTATCAGCTGGAAGTGCACCAAAAGCTTCCTGCCGGACATAATCTTTTTTTTCATGAGCAATGCGGATATTATTTGCCAGGTGAGATTCAAAATCATCTATTACAATATAATCGGGACGGTAAGAACCAAACAATTTACCGCGCACCGGTTGTCTATAGCCGAGGGCAAGGACACGACAAGAATTGCGAACAATATAATCATTATCGGCATTAAGATAAGGAAGTGAAACACCAAAATCCATTAAGAGGCGTTCATTATAACGCAATTCTGTAGCAATTGAGCCGGTTCTTTCTTTGGCAAGGTCTTCATTCTCAGCAATTATAATGAGAAAGTGAATATCTCCACGAAGGATTAGCCAGATTGGTTTAAGGACAGCCAGAAGAATAGTTTTGCCATGAGCCCGAGGTGCCGCTATAGCTGTAATAGTTTTGGGGATATTAGTCAAGTCATTGATTTCACGATGAAAAGAACCAAAAGGTTTGAATATATGTTGAGGGAAATAAGTTTTGGCAAAGAATTCAAAATCTGCAAGAGCACGAGAGGAACGATGAGAAATAGATAGCGGATCGGAATCGGGGAAAGGAAGTGCATTAGCTTTAATTCTGCCGATTAAGTTCTCAATAAGAGAATCATAATTATGAGAAGTAACATTTAAATTCATACTAATCTTTCGGGCTGAAAACCTTTTTGAGATGTTGACTAAGAGGTTTTAGATGTTTTTGCCAGGATTTGGCAAAAATAGGATCTTGAGCGAGATTAACATAATCTGTTATAGCTTCCAGTATCCTGTATAGAGAATTAAGGATTTGCCGGTTGGGGGATAAGCGTTCCAGGGCTTTAGTAAGCTTGACGAGCTTATCCACTTGTGCGGGATCACCAATAGTATTATTGTTGATCATTGTTTGAACGAGACGATACATTTCTTGTTCTACAGACATTGCAATTTCTATATTTCCGATGCGGAGGAAGGACGCCCAATCGTATTTATATTTCCAATTATATAGAGTTTTCAAGGGGACATTAAGGATATTGGAGATTTGGGCAAGTGATTTCCCTTCAATGAAATGCTGGAGAGCAAGGTCTTTGGTAACTTGAGAGAAAGCCATTTTATTTTCTACCTTTAAATTCATTTTCTAAATAACTATAAAGTAAATTTTCTAATGCCTTATAACTTCCTGGTGGAATAAGCAGATAAGGACGAGCAGGGATATTAACTTGTTTTTTAAGTGCATATAAAGCTATTGATTTACCATCAGCAGATTTTTGAAATATAACACCTTTGGAGATAAAAGTATTATCAAAATCTCTCGGCTTTTTCACGGCAGCTATTTTTGTAAGAGGAATTGCCAGATATTGAGCTTGGACAGGTCTGATAATACCACCTTCGTGATGAATTCTGGCATATTTCAGATTAGTTCCTATTCTTACAATATTATTATCAACTTGATAAGTGATAGAATTAACTAATTTGCCAGATTTCACTAAAGTAGTTCCAGATTCTTTAGATTTTGGGGTTATTTGATTATTCCGAATACGAGATTTAATATCACGGGTAAGAATTATACCTATTGAATTAAGCAATTGAGTTTGATTCATAATTCAGATCCAAAGATACGATTTGCGGCGGTGAACTTAAGATCATTAAAAGAAGGATCTGAAGAGTTTTCAGCAGAGAGTTTTAGAGAACCTTTATTGATCAGATTAAGAAGTTTTAAAGCGTTATCATAATCTAATTTGACATGTTCAGGCAAATCTTTGGCTTGGCGTAAAGCCCAGAGATTGCGAACTGTAAGATCAATAGAGATAGCGGTAATTAATTTCGGGACGGAGACAAAAGGGAGAGAAACTGCTGAAGCAATATAACCATCAATGAGAGCATCAGAGTCAGCGATATAAGATTTAATATTATCATCAGTAAGTTCACCAATAATAAGGGAGGTAAAGGTTCCAAGTTTGGCTTTGACTTGAGCTATAGTGCAATACATTTGAACTCCTTATGCCTTGACAATAAAATTTAATTTATAAGCGCATTTACCTGGAAAGATAGCAACATAATCAGCAGAAAGAAAGAAGCATCTACCAAAATATTGAGTGGGAGGTTTATGCTCTTCATCCAAGTCAAAACGAACGGGAGCGGAGTGTAAATAGGAGATGAGAGTATCAATCAAATCCAGCATAGAATCATAAGTAGCACCATGGATATGAGTAGTAATCAGATAGACGGAGACATTATAATTCATTGAAAGAATAAGATCACCGACATTTTCGGGATGTTCTATTAAGACAAAGGCAGCAGGTGTAAAGATAGTGGTATCATTATCAAGGTCTTCAAACTGTCCTTCATAGGATTCTACCTGGGCAAATTTCAGAGATTCATCCTGCAATTTACTGATGAACCAGTCCATCATTTTTTTAGTCATTTTTTTACTCCATTTAAATATCAAAGAGAAAATAGAGGAGAAAAGGCAAAAGTAAGAAAAAGTATAGTAAGATACTATATAAATTGAAAACAGAAGAGAAAATATAGATATAAGCAAAACAGATGATAATATAAACAAGGAATGAAGATGAAATATTACATAATGAGCCAAGCAGTAGATAACTTACCAAAAGAAATCCATATAGTTCCGATTGGAGAATGGAGAGAAAGAGGGTTTAGAATTACGGAACAGGATTGTGAGGATATTGTTAAAAATTTTGCCCGCTTCGGGATTAAGCTGGTAATTGATTATGAACACCAAAGTTTGAATAGCGTAGATAATGGAGAACCGGCACCTGCTGCGGGCTGGATCAATAAACTGGAAAAGAAAGATAATGGAATATGGGCAACGGATATTGAATGGACAGAAGAGGCGAAGGGCTATATAGAAACTAAACGCTACAGATATATTAGCCCGGTAATCCTTTTTGATGAACACGATCCTCATAGCGATGAATGGATAGGAACTTGTTTACATAGCGTGGCACTAACTAATACGCCATATTTTAAGGACGATTTAGAACCGATGATAAATAAAAATAAGATAGAAGAAAGCAACAAAAAAGCTCAAAAGAGCGGAAAGGAGAATAAGATGACATTAGAAGAACAGGTAATAGCTCTGCAAAAAGAAAAAGAAATGCAGGCAGCTAAAATAGCAGAATTAGAGGCGGAAATAGCCAAAAAGGATGCCAAAATAGCAGAGGAGGAACAAATCAGAATGGTGGAAGACGCCATAACTGGTAAGAAATTACTTCCCTCGCAAAGAGAAGTAGGTTTGATTATAGCCAAAGAAGGGAAAGAAACATTTGAAAAATTTGTTGCTGCAAATGTAATACCGGATTTGACCACGGGAAAACCAATTCCTGAGGAGGAAAATAAGACAGAAAATCCGCAGGAAGAATATCGTAAGTTATTGAATGATCCGGAGAAACTGGAAGCATTCAAAAAAAATCAACCAGAACAATTTAATGCCTTGAGAAATAAGGCTTTATATGGAGGTAAATAATGGGATTTTTTCCTGAATTATGGGCAGATAGAACCCTGGGAGAGATGATTGACGAGCTGAGGACAACTCAGCGAATAGTTAATAGTGTAATGGATTATACTCCTTTTACCCTGGGGCAAAGAGCGACAGGTTATAACGGACCAAAATTGACAGGATTAACTGTTCAGGCATTACCTGTAACCACGCCGGACGATCCTTCACAATCGGCAATATCCTTCAGCTTCGATCAAAAAAAAGGAGTTGTTTTCAATTTAAGCGATATTGATGCGGCTCAGGCATCGGTAGATATGTTAATGGCGCTCACAAAAGGAGCAGTAAATGCATTATTGGATGATTATGATGTCTTTATTTTGAAGGCAATGATTGCTGGATTGAATAGTGGATCTGGGTATAAAAATACGATTAGCGATACAACGGGTCACAAACTTACACGAACTGATTTTCTTGCAGCAAGAAAGAAACTGAATACTAATAAGGTTCCGACAAGAGAAAGATATTGTGCAATAAGCCCTGAATTTGAAGCGGATCTATTTGATATTCCAGATTTTGTGAGTAGAGATAAAATTGCTGATACGACAGCGATGCGGGATGGTGTGATTGGACGGCTATTGGGTTTTGATGTGATTTTAGCTAATGATATGCCGAAAGTAAAAAATGACTGGTCAATTACCGCAGGAACTTTACCCGTTGTGTTATTTTACGGGAAGCCGGCATTTGGATTTGGAAGACAGAAAGAATTTGAAAGCAAAAGTTCGCCAGACGCTAAAATACCAGGAGATGTAGTCAACATATATACTGTTTATGGTGGAGTAGTGCAGGATAATACCTATCTCATTGGTTTCAGAAGAGATGTCTAAAGGGGGAATAATGAAGAAAGTAAATTATAAAATAGTATTGGCAATATTCCTAATGATGATGATGGCTGCTTTTATGTATGCAGAAACATTGAAAATGGATAATAACGGAATACCAATTCAAATGAGCAGGTATTTCACTACCGAGAGAGATACAATTCCGGCACAATCCCCTGCTGCCTATGATAGTTTAGCCGTTCCGAGTAATGCCGCAGAGACAATAATAATCGGAAGACACCAACCTTTACTAATCAAATATGGAGGGGTTAACGCTAGCATAGCAGATAATTGGATATATATTCCCAAGGATATGCCAGTGAAATTGCCCACTCTTGATGCAGAATATATATGTTATAAAAGCACAACTGGTGCAGCAAGCATAAATATAATTTGGGTAAGGATGTAATAGATGAAAAAATACTATCTGATATACCTAATCGTGCTCCTATTGATGGTGCCGGTTGTTTTGCCGGCATCCGTCAATTGGGATAAATTGCAAGTCCCGGTAATGAATTTACTAGGTGTGGTATTAACAGCATTCGGCGTTCCATTGATCCTAAAATTAAGTAAGAAATGGGGACTAACGATTGAAGAACAAATTGCTAAAGACGCAATTGATGCCTTGATAAATATCTTGGTGAATATTGATATGGGCAATAAGAATGCAGATGGAATGCAAAAGAAAAGGATAGCAGTAATAACAGCAAAGAATCATTTACCCGTTAAAATGCAGGAAATATTAATCAAGAAATATGGCAGTTTAGAAGCAGCAGTGCAAATTGCCTATGAAAATAGTAGTTTAAATACAGGGGGAGTAAAATGAAAAAATACTTCAATAAAGTATTCTATAGAACTGCATCAAGTATTATAACGACCTTAACTAAGGGTGGTAGTTATCCTGATTGGACATTCAGCGGTTGGACATTATTAGTGGGAGCGCAGGGAAGCATTAAGACGGGAATTGAAGCGGACGGAGAAGAAGGAGTAGATGGAGGCGCAACAACTTATATCTCGGGACAAAAAAATCCTCTGGAAATTGAAGTAAAAAATTTCTCAACTGCTGATTATAATACTATTATGGCTGCATTTCTCAATAAAAAAGTAGATGTTTTGTTAGTAGATAGTGACCAAATTTCTTTTGGTTATGCTGTTTTTGGAACAAGATTACATCCCAAATTAGAGGTTGTAAGCGGCGAAGAGCCCAAAATAACCCTTGCGGGAGAGAGGAAATACGGTAGTGAAATAACAACCAAACCATTCCAAATTATAACAATAAGCTAATGGAGAGATGGGGATAAGTGAGGACTTATCCCCATTTAAAAAAAGAAAGAGGCGAAAAATGAAACGATTTTATGATGCATATATAAGACCACAAATGGGATTTGTTAATTTTACTGTGGAGAATGAGAATTTATTGCAATACTTTGATAAATTAGATCTTCTTAAAAGTGGTGCTTATATTAAAATGGAACCTGAAACAGAGACGATGGAAGATGGAACAACATTTTGTAACGGGATGAAAATAGAATTTGAATCAGGAGTGATTAATGTTAGCAATGATATGGCTTTATACCTTCTGAGTTATAATAATACATTATGCGATGTCCTGATGTTTGATTTAAATAATTTGGATCTGGTGATCAGCGTCACAGGAATCAGAATCAAGGTGGAAAAAATAATAGATAAAGGTGAGAGCGTCCTGATGAAGATAAGCGGGATGACGAAATTTGGAACAGAAGGATTAGGCCAAAAAATAAGAATTGAATATGTTGAACTTCCATTTGGCATAATAGAAGGTAAAGTTCTTGATCTTAATGGTTTTCCATTTGGATTAGCAGAGGTAGATATGCAAGCACATCAGCGAGATTATATTGATGAAACGAATGTTGATAGTCGTTATCATATTATGGGTATTGAAGGTAAATATAATATTACTGCTTACATGACAGATCATACTTTTTATGAACATGAAGTTGGTATAGTAAAGAATGAAAGGACTATTCTGGATATAAAAGAAGTTTAAGAATAAAGGCAATAAGATGTTAGTTACAATTATTTTGGGAGTATTAGGTTTAGTAAATGTGTATGTGATATTTGCCTTGAATGGATTGAGGGATTGGCGGAAAGGGATTGATGAGAAAATTTATGATTTGGAGAAGAATTCCTTAACGGAGGAGAAAATCAGAAAGATATTCCAGGAAGAATTGAAAGATTTTGAATTGCGGTTAATTAAAGAAGGACGACTGGATATAAACTAAAATAAACAGATAAGGAGAAAAGGACAATGATGAACAAAGATATGATAAAAAAAGTGTTGCAGGAGTTGGCGGTAAAACCATTCGGAAAGAAAGCAATAATTGATTATGATTTGGATGAAATGGCTTATGCTATTGAGAGAATTTGTGCACAATATAAGATTGATCCCAGATTATGTTTAGCGCAAGGGATATTAGAAAGCCATTTTGGATGTAATCCTGAAGCGGTCAGAAGCCGGAAAACAAATAATATATTCAATTATGGCAATATGGATGATGGCAGAAATATAACATTTAAGAGTTATGAGGATGGTTTACGAACATACTGCCGTATGATGGCTATGAATTATTGCTGGCGCAATGAAGGAACAATTGTGACTCCTGAGATGATGATTAAACACGATTTTACCAGACCACAAGGCGGTAGATATGCCACTGCGGTGAATTATACTAAAGATATTGCCAAAATCGTGGCAAAAATAGACAAGATAAGGAAGGAAAATGGCTAAGCAAGTAATAGATATTAACGGAAATGTAATACCGATTGTCCGATTAAGCCAGGAAAATTCACAAGATTTGGATGGAACTGCAGGTAGTGTAGCTACAACTCAGGCAATAGATAGTAATAGTGATTGCTTAGTGAGAATTGTAGCTAAATCGGATATATATATTGCAATAGGTGAAAATCCGGTTGCTGTAAGTGGTAATATCTTCTTACCCACTGGAGGAGAAATATGGCTGGTAATTTACCCAGGAGAGAAGATAGCCGTTAATGGTGGTATAGCTAATATAACTAAGGTATAAGATGTTTAGAAAATTGGGTTATCTGGGATTAAATGGCATTAGCAAAAGGAATAAACCCTATATTTATGGGGTGAAATTCAGAGACGGTAAAGATGATACACCTCCAATCAATGGATTTATATATGAAAGAGTAGGATTACCTGGGTATGATATAAATGATGTTGTTCCAGAGAACTTAATGCCAGTTCATAATAAGATGAGGAGATGTGTAGTAAACTATGAAGGTAAAGTAGAATACTATCTTGATTTCAGAAACTCAATGTGGAAGAAGGGAAGTTATAAGGAAACAAATATAGCGAATGCAGATGGAACGATTCAAGCTCTTAATTCTGATTATGGATTAGGAATAGTAGAAATTACAATAGACAGGATAGCATCCACAAATAATATTGGGAAATATATAAATATATTTGATGGGGATAGTCATAATTTTTGGATGGCTTTGATTATCGGAGCAGATGATAATAATACTTATACTTTATCTCATCCGCATATTAGTAATTGGGGGATTGTTGGTGAAGGAGTTCAGTTATATTATATTATTGGTGATGCGAAATTAGGAGGACAAGACGGAAATATTATGGTGGAAATCCCTGCATTTTGGTATAAATATTCTTTTGAAGAAGAAACCGGTTGGCAAGAGCATCTAATATCGTTATCAAAATTTCAAGGAGCAAGATATTATCCGAGAAGATATGTAGCAGCATTTGAAGGTGTATCCGCAGACAGCAATAATCAACCTTATAATGGTTGGCAGGGTTCTTGGGATGAAGATAATAAAAAATGGCTATCAGTAACCTCAACTACTTCCCCATCCAAGATTGTGAGTGTGTGTGGTTATTATCCCAAAACAGTTTATTCCTTGGACAATTTCCGTTCTAAATGCCAAGCAACTGGGGATAATTATCATTTATACGATTTTGTGAGTAATTTTATAATACAGGTGCTTATGATAATTGAATATGGAACTGGAAATATGCAGAGTAAAATTGGAAAAGGTATAGCAGATGTGAACAGTTCCGCATGGGGCACATATAATGGTTATTATCCTGTTCGAAAAACTGGCGATACAGTTATTGCAGGTAATGGAACTTGGGATATGTTCAGTTTAAATGAGCAGATGCAAATTAGTTCTCAAAATTATAGAATCCAATCTCTCTCTTATCGGGGGATTGAAAATCCTTATGGGCATATATTTAAATGGGTAGATGGTTTAGAATTTGTTAATAATGTAATAACAAATGAAAAGCAATATTTATTTGCTTATGCTCATAAATCCATTATGGGTGGGGAATTAAATATCAATGAAATAATCACCCATAATAACTATTCCGCTTTAACCAACGACAATAACTATCAACAACTACAAGGCATTGATAATCATCCGTTAGAAATATTAACTTATTTATGGCAAAGTAGTCCAGAAGCAAAATGGATAGCTAAATCCAGATATTGGGGACAGGCATCACCTGAATTGCTGCCCAATGATTCGGGTGAGAGTAAAACGGGTTATTTTTATGATTATTTCTATGCTCCTGCTGATTCACTTAGCGATAAGGCACTAAGGGTGTTGGCGGTGGGTGGTTACGCGGGTAACGGTGTC